TCACTCCATCCCCCAGCACACCCACAAAATACCCAATGCTCGACATAAACATGAACCAAATATACCAAGCTTCACACGGCTTAATACGCAGCATCGCGCACCTATCCCGCAAAGTGTGGGCAGGGAAACAAAATCGGCCACAAGTGTTCATCTAAGCGAGGAACTTGTGATCTTCACCACTGCCCACCCCAGTATCATAGCACCTCCGCCCCTCACTTACAAGTGATTATCACACTCAAAATTACATTCGCCCCGGTGCGGCTACCCACTCATAATACCCCAATAATCTCAATACCTTAGCACTACAACCCTGCATTGGTCACGACTTTGTGATACAAAGCCTGTGGATAACTTTTCCGAGTGATGCACGAGGAATACACGTAGTGTTACTAGATGCAAGCCGAGACAGTATGAGTCCGTGCCGAAACAGTCTCAGGTCATCTCAAGCCATCTCGTGACATCTCCCTTGACAGACCCCCTAGCGTGTGATATTCTCCCCACTATGGCGAGGGTTGTCCCCCGTTCCCGTTCGGTGCCGCGTCCCTGCTACGTGCCGACTGCGATAGCGGAGCGGCTGTCTCGTCCTGTGCTGCCCAGCGATGCACTGTCCGCCAGTGAGCGTCGAACGTTGGAAAACCACGGGTACGACCCGGACTGGCTGGATACGCTGACACCTGACATTATCCGCGTGCACATGCGACTTCCCCTCAAGCCGGTGCCGCCGACAGAGCTACGCATATACAGACCACCCGACAAGGAGGGGACATGATTGGGGATCGCAATTACTGGATACGAGAAGCCTACATCGCATTAGGAAGGTTACACATGAGCGAGAGCAAACCCGACAAGCCAGCTAAAGCTGGCGTGCACGCTACGCTTAGCACATTCCGCGAAGCACAGCCCGGTGACCCCGTTATCGTGGGTTCAGTTGAGGACCAAGTGGCGGTCTACGAGATAATCGTTGCTGCTCTTGTGCGCCGTTACGGTGGGAGCGTCACCATTGAGGCACACGAGTTATTTCACCCGAAGGCGAGGGCGATAAAGTGGCAGAGCCACCGCCATCCTGAGCCACACCCGTCCGGGCACCCCAACGTCACACTGGACGTGACAATGGTGGAGACAACTGAAAACCAGCCAGTTGGGGGCGAGGGTGACAAACCCGTTCGCGGTGGGGCGCTCAACTGAGCCAGCGCCAGAGGTCGAGGAGGCCATTGACGCGGAATTTGAGGACGCACCGCCACGGGTCAATGTCATATCTAATGTGACATTACGGGCGGAACTCCGCATATACGACGAGGACGAGGTGGCGGGGGCGCTGGGGCAGCAGGTACGCACCCTCAAACACTGGCGGACAACACGACAGGGACCGCCGTACATCAAAGTGGGGAGGGCGATATTTTACTTGTTTGGAGACTTGAGTGAGTGGTTGCGTAGCGTGAGAGTAGTACCAGACAACACAGGAGAGGGAAATGACGGAGCAGAGAAGGGACTACAGCAAGAACAACCCGCAGCCGGGGGACGTGCAGCCTCCGGAGCAGAACACGGTGACGCTGGGGGAGCCGATACCGGACCCGAGAAACCCAGTTGACCACCCCACTGACAATCCGGGTGGGCCGGGCTTCGATCCCAACTTGGTTGGCGGCGTTGGTGCACCCAGTTTGGAGGACAATGAGTCGGGTATTCCCCCCGAGCCGGAGCCTGATATCCCGCCTCCTGCGTCCGCTCCTCCCGCGAGTGAGGGCGGGGAGGGTGCAGGGGAGCAGGAGGTAGCGTCCGGTGCCTGACGAGCCACCCAAACTGACTATCGTGCCCCCTTCCGAGCCATCGGAGGGGGGTACAGACCGTAAAGAGCCTGACGACAAGGTGGTGAGGCTGCAGACTATAACGTCACTCGACTTGAACCCCAACGTCATACTGCAAGAGGCGATGCACGCAAACTTGGGTGGGGTGATCGTCATAGGATATTCTAATGACAAAAGTGAGTATTTTGCGTCGAGTATAGCCGCTGCGGACAGTGCCGTGTGGCTGCTGCAGCGATCAATTCATAAATTGATGAGGTTAGCAGATGAGGGTTGGGATGAGACACCACCTACTTCAAGCGCGTGACTGGTGTGCGGTCAAGCTGGGTTACAGGCGGATATATTACGTCAACTATGACCCACCAAACCACACTTACAAAGAGGCAAAAAATGACAATGGTGAGAGCGTGTGGGTGCGGCCGGATGGAGTGCTCAAAACTGAAGTCGTGATGGTGTTCAATTGGCGGGCACGGTGGCGGCTACTTCTGAGCGGTAAGGTGCAAGTCGTCTCTGTTGTGTGGATGGCGAACCAGCCAGACGTGGCTGGGGATGTGTTCAACTGGGTTGTCATACCTCCGTATGACAAAGTGGACCCAAAATTGAAGGTATAATTGCAATGGCCAAATTGAGCAAAGAAGACCGGCTTGATTTTGTGGCCGATATTACTGAACATTTGTTAGAGGGTATAGAAAACGGGGTGGAAATATTTGTCGTGCTGTCTTTTAGATATGACAAGGAGCGTGACACCATACAATGCTCAAATTCTAGTATTCATGCTAGGCCACCGCCATTTGATGATCGGTTAGAAGAGACAGTGAACAAAATAGTGACTGAGTTCATGGATGCTCGTCACCCACGATGGGCACAATAACCGAGGAGAGAAGTGATGTTTACTGCAGAGGAAGTTCAGACTGATCCCATTCTCGCTTTCTTCAATTACGAACACTTGTCGGAAAAACTGAAGGGTGTGAGCATGGAGTTTGCGGAGTTAGCGCGGGTAATTGTCGATGTTATCCCGCGCAACGCTGAACGCACCGTGGCGTTGCGCAAGCTGCTCGAAGCCAAGGACGCTGCAGTGAGGGCGTCACTTTAAGTCCACGCCGCCACCGGCATCAAAGGACGAGAAGACCGGTTCATCGCCGCCGATAGACGGCGTGTAATATACTGCAACTGTTGGCCCCCGAGGGCGGCGAGACATGCGTATTGTAAGGCGTCTGCCGGGTGAGACCATTCATCTTTCTCAGGTAGGGCTTTTCGCCGCCCATCGCGGGTCTTTCCGAACTTATAAGCTCCTGATAGGGCGCGAACTAGCTTGGGGCATCGAGACCCGTCGATCAAGATTGCAGCTTCTCCGCCGCGCTGTTCGAGGAACCACGTCTCACAGGCGCGTAGTCGCGCGTCTATATCGTTGGTTGACGCCGGATAGGCACTAAAACCATGCTTTTTGAGCAGGTCAAAACTGGTTTCTTCGTACAGACTATCTTTGGCTACCCCAGCGGGGTCTCCCACCATCGCTATTGGACGACCCCTATACCGCTCTTGCATGAGACGGGGGCGCAAATTCATTTGAATATGCTTCTCCAACCCCATATTCTCGACGGGGACTTCTTCAAGAACCAGCAATTGGCCCTTATGATTGGGCTGACAGATGATCGACCATGGATCGCGGCCGAAATCTTGCCCAATAAGCAGGAAATGCCCAATGACTGGCTCAAGCGAGTGTTTCACGTGAAACGACTTAACAAAACTATCACGAAAAACGGCAGCACCACTGGGGTCATCGCCGAAAGGGCGTGAACGTAGCGTTTTACCCAGTTTGGTCCAAGCGTGGACCCTGCGAGCCGCTCATAATACTTTCGGCCTTGGGCCAGCCGTATCGGATCGTCTTCAGAGAGTAGTAGTGTGTCAGGGGTTTGGTTGAGCCACTGCAGATTTTCGGCTTCGGGGGTGAGACCACCCGGCTGGTAGAACATTTGCCAGTCGCTCGGAGTGTTTAACTCCATAAAATTGTACCATTCTCCCCCTTCCTCTGGGAAGTTGGTGTCCACGATGACCCCTTTCCACGTGCAGCCACCTAGTTTTGGGCCGGGGAAACGTCCACACCGGCCACCAATGGGGTCGATCAGCGAAATGTCAATCTCAATGCCCTCGTTGATCCACGCTCCGGTCAACTGGGACGACAGAAGACGCCGCTGGTCTTCAATGTTTTCAAGTGGGATCAGTATCCATTCTGAGCGAACGTCCCCAAATTTGATAAAAATGGTGTGTTCTGACACTTTGTACGACACAATGCCCTGTAAACCTGACATTATGTCCTTCAGCAAGGTCTCACGCATCTGTTTGAGAGTCTGCCGGACGATGGCAAAACGGGTGTACCTGTACCCGTCAGGAGCTTTTCCTTGCTGAATACTTCGGCGTAATAGCTCAAAAATGCACCCCAAAGTCTTGCCGGAGCCGACAGGACCGGCAACGAGCCGTCCAAACGCCTCACTCTGCATCATGCGCCCAATTGTGGGCGGGGCAGCGTAGTCAATGGTGATGTCGTCTGTGATGAGGGCCAATTGTCATACCTAGTATTACGTTGCGTCTTCAAAAATAGCTTCTGATCCAGCTATAGGATTAGGCTCGAACTCAGTTTCCCAGTCGAACTCAATCATATCAGGATCGCGTTCTTGGTAGTCGGTGATATCAATGGTGGGAGCAGCATCTTCATAGGCTACTTTGGCTTCACCCATGCTGATGTTGATGACCACACGTCCACCAGCGACAGCCTGTTCAGCGGTGGGTGGCGTGTCAAGCTGTGAGAACTTACCAAGTAGCTTCAGAAGCTCAATCTTGCTGTTGAGCGTCTGGCTCTTGTCGTGCAGGTAGGTGTCGCCCTCTTCCATCCACTCTTCAATCAGCGTGGCTGACTTGAGACGGATACGGGCGTTGGTGTTGAGGGCACCGTGCCATTGCTGGCGCTCGTGTGCGAGTAGTTCTTGGAAGCGGGGCCACTCATTAAGGGCGTCCCACGTGTCATTGTCGATCTGGTAGCGCGCAAGAACGTCTGCCACCGGGTAATGGTCAATGGCTATCTCTCGTGCTAGCTTAACTACGTTGACATCTTTTCCGAGGTCTAAAGCCTGTGGAACGGTCATAGTTCACCTTTTAGGTACTTGACGGCTCGTTCTAGTGCTTCAATGTTATCTTTGAAGTTTGCTAGCCCCATATTACAATGTTGACATATTAATCCACGTATTTTTTTAGTATTATGGCAATGATCAACGCTCAACAAACGTGTTTCTGGTGGTTTTGAGCAGATTTTGCAAACCCCATGTTGTTCTGCCAGCATAGCATTGTATTGCTCTAATGTTATACCATACAGCCTTTTATATTGATAGTGCCGGTATCTTTCATGTTTGGATGTAAATTTACGTGGTCTTGGTTGTCTTGGTTTTGGTTCTGGTTTGGGTCGCTCTGCATACCTTTTAGCGGATAGTTCTTTCAGTCTTTCAGAGTGTGTGTCATTCCATGCTTTGTTTTTGGCAAGCACCTTCTCCTTATTTTTCTTGTAATACTCTTTATTGTATTCTGTATTTGTCTTGGACATGGGGGGTTGACAACCTCTACAATACAGTGTAGAGTAGCATACCTGTTTTTGAAAGTCAAGGTGGCCATGGCCGAAGCGATCCCCACGACTGCGCCGCCTGTCGTCTCAACACACCCGACGCGCCCAGCGTTGCGAGTGATAGGGGGAACCGCTCTCACACAGATGTTAGAGCAGCAGCGGTTGCAGAGCCAGCCGCAGCAACAGAGCCAAGAAACACTTGATGACTTGGCTGCGTACGTCACAAATCAATATGAAATATTTTCAAATCATCGCAATACGCAGCCCGGCTGGGCGCGTAGGCTTTTAGCCGCACTGCGCACTTTTAATGGACAGTATGACCCTCAGAAGTTAGCGGCTATCCGGCAGTTCGGGGGGTCAGAAGTCTACGCCAGATTGGTCGCCATGAAGTGTCGTGGGGCCACTTCGCTTCTGCGGGATGTTTATCTGTCGCCGGAACGGGCTTGGGGTATCGGTGCTCCCGCCGACCCCGATGTCCCGCCAGAAGTGCAAGCGGCTATCCAAAAAATCGTCTTGATGGAGTTGTTCTCCCTCAAGCAAGCCGGTCAGCCAGTTGACGAGGAAGCGGCGCGGGAGCGCGCCAAACAGCTTTTCCTCATGGCACGCACAGCGGAAAAGAAAAACGCTGCTGATCGTGCCAAGTTGACTGAGGAGAAAATTGAGGAAATTTTTGTTGAAGGCGGGTTGTATCAAGCTTTTGCAGAGTTTCTTGTTGATTTGCCGCTGTTTCCGTTCGCTTGCTTGAAGGGGCCAGAAGTTCGGGTGGTCCCGCAAGTCCGCTACATGAACGGCGTCGCACAGGTGGTCAACCAGCCTCGTTTGTGCTGGTATCGAATTTCTCCGTTTGACTTGTACTGGACACCGGGAGCGTCCAGCATTGAACAAGCAGACGTGATTGAGCGCGGTAGAATTACACGGGCCGAACTCAATGACTGTCTCGATCTTCCGGGTTATAATCATGCGAATGTCGAGGCCGTGCTCGAAGAGTATGGGCGAGGCGGCATCGCGGATAATTGGGACGACACTGACACGGAGAGGGCGCTCTACGAGAACCGTGAAAACCCCCGGTGGAACCGGTCGGGGATGATGAATTTCCTCCGATTTACGGGGAACATTCAGGGTAAACTGCTGATCGACTACGGGATGACCGATCCAGTTATTCTAGGCCAGCCCCTCCGTGACCACCACGTTGAGTTGTGGCTGATTGGAAAATGGGTCATAAAATGCCAGTTGACACCAAGTCCGAGGAAGCGGCACCCGTACTACATCACGTCATTCGAGAAAGTGCCCGGAACGCCGGTTGGCAATGGCCTGCCGGATATTTTGTCGGACATAGAGGATGTCACCAACGCGACCTTGCGGTCCTTGGTCAACAATATGTCGATAGCCTCCGGGCCGCAAGTGATTATCTTAGACGACAGGCTCGCGCCGGGGGAGAACGGGGAGCAGATATTCCCGTGGAAGAGGTGGCACGCACAGAGCGACCCAACGGGGAACGGGAACACGCAGCCTCCGGTGGACTTCTTCCAGCCGCAGAGCAACGCACAAGAGCTACTGGCGGTCTATCAGGCGTTTGGCTCCATAGCCGACGACATATCAGCGATACCGAAGTATCTCTCCGGGCAGGGAGTAGGCTCGGGCGCAGGACGCACGTCTTCGGGTCTCGCTATGCTCATGGGCAACGCGAGCAAGATACTCCAAACGGTCGCCGCTAATATTGACCGGGACGTGTTCGATCCACTTCTGCAAGGCACCGTTGACGTTTTGATGCTCAGCGATACTGCTGGTTGGTTACGTGGCGACGAAAATATCCAAGTTAAAGGCGTCAACGTCGCCATTCAGCGTGAGACTGAGCGGTCCCGTCAGCTTGAGTTCTTGCAGATCACTGCTAATCCAATCGACGCTCCAATTCTTGGGGTTAAGGGCCGCGCTAACCTTCTGCGCGCTCTATCTACCAACATCGGGCTGGACGGCGAGCAGATCGTCCCGACCGAAGAGGAAATCGACGCCCAGCTTGAGGCCGAGGCACGCACTGCGGCTGAGATGGAAGCCCCTCCCCCTGAAGGGGAAACCACTGAGACCGTTGCTGCCGGAGCTAAGGCGCAGGGGCAACAGACGCCCAAGGGCGGTGATGTTACGAAAGACCAAGGTCCACGCACCCGTATTGCGGGTGGGGTAGGATAGGAGGGTACAATGCCACTTCAGTATGTAGACCGGGAAGACATTGGCGGTGCCCTTCGGCGGGCTGGCTCCACCAAAATTAGAATTGACAGTCAGGACTACGAGAATGTCCTGATTAACGAGTTGGCTGAGCCTTTTCTTCGTGTTGACAACGAAGACATGACAGGGATCGTTGGGGGAATTTCAACCGACACAACGGCTCCCGTCAACACCGGATTTACTCCCGCTGACAACGCTACAGGAGTATCGATCAACGTTGCTCCGACTGTGGCGTTTGACGTACCCGTCGTTCTCGGTGAAGCTGGGCTATTCACGCTGAAGAAAACATCCGACAACAGCACCATTGATAGTTGGGATGTTGCTGTCGATGCAGGGTCCGGTGCAGGGCAGGTTCAGATTTCCGGCAACAACGTGATACTGCATTTGACTGCCGCACTTGCAGCCGCAACGCAGTATTACATCATTTGGGCGGCAGGGGTGGTGACCGATCTGAGTGGAACCCCGGTCGCCGCACAAGCCAGCACCACTGCGTGGAGTTTCACGACAGCATGAACCCTCCGATTTACGCCGGAGTACGACAACCAACGAGCAAGGAAAGGACGTTGATTATGCCCACTACCGGAAAGAGCAAGACCAAGTCGAAGAGTTCCCCAAAGTTCGCGGTCGGCGGAAGCGGCCACATGGTTGGTCAGCAGTACGCAGGACCGCAGAAGCCGGGGACGACTGCTACCGATCCGAGTGGAAATGGCGGGAAGTTTGCTAAGGGCGGCTCCGGCCATATGGTTGGCAAGCAGGAAGCTAGCCCCGCGAAGCCTGCCTAACGTCATACTGGGTGTGACAATTGGCCGAGCAGATCAAAGCTGAGGAAGTGTTGGCGCGAGCCTGCGCCAACATGCCTACTTCTAACTTGCAAGCACTTGTTAACGGCTTGCAGGCGTATCACGAACAGTGGTACAAGGAATTTGTTCAGGCCAGTACAGACGTTCTCCCAAGGATGCAAGGCAAAATTCAAGCAATTGAGCAAATCGTAAAGGTCGTGTTGGAAAGCCGTCAAACCGTTGCTAAGATCGACGCGCGGCGCGTAGCTAACACACCTGCCGATGGACAACGGATGGCAATGTAATGGCTACCCCTATGGTTAATAATGACACAAGCGTCAAAATCCCCCGCGCCATTACGGCTGCTGCGGCGCGTGCTGATGAAATTCACAAGGCGGCGTACCCTACGAGTGACCCGCCTCCCGCGACACCGCCAGAAGGCACACCACCGGCGAACCCCCCTGAACCGCCCCCGGCGAATACGACACCGCCGCCTCCTGCACCAGTTGTCCCGCCTCCAACGAATGAGGACTGGCAGGGACGTTACCATTCACTGAAGGGGCGTTTTGACCAGACACAGGGTCAGTTGCAGAACCAAGCGGCGCGGATTTCCAGCCTTGAGGCGATGATCGCGACGATGGGTCAGCCACCGGCTCATACTGCACCAACCCCGCCTAAACCAGCCAGTAAGCGGGTTAAGCCCGAAGAAGTCGAAGAGTACGGCGCTGATTTCGTTGACGTGGTGCAGCGTGCCGCACTTGATATTGTGCAGCCGCTACTTGACGACGCGCTTGGTAAAGTCCGTACCGAAGTCAAGACGGAGATTGGCAAGGTCGGCGGCAAGGTTCAGTTGGCTGAACGCGAGGCGGCTGTTTCTAGCCACCAGAGGTTGCTGGACGCTCTCGATAAGGGTTTAACGAATTGGCGTGTGATCAACAAACATCCCAAGTTCTTGAATTGGTTGAACTTGACAGAGCCTCTGAGTGGTGCTATAAGGAAGAACCTACTGAACGATGCAGTCGCACAGGGTAACGCCACACGGGCTTTGTCGTTCTACAGGCAGTTTCTTGCTGAAGAAGGTGATCCGGCTCCCGCAGTTCCACCCGAAAATACGCCCCCGGCTTCCACCCCTCCCAATGGGAACGGTGCAGGCAACGGCAGCGGAAACGGATTGGAAAGATACGCGGCACCGGGCAGACCAGCAGCGTCGGGCAGCGCAACACCGCCTGCGACCCCCGATAAAGGTGAAATAATCACCCGCGCCCAAATCAGCGCCTTCTACGCGCGTAAAGCCAAGGGGCATTACACGACGGAGCAGGCGGCGGACCTAGAAGCGCAAATCTTCGCGGCCGACAGAGAAGGGCGTATCCGTTAACCCCAGCGTGCGTGTACGCACGAGAGGTTGGAGACGCAAATGCCATTCCCAGCAGCAGGTCCGGCGACCACACCGCCGATATGGCCAACCGGTTCAGCCGGTAACAATCTTTCCGCGACCGGTTTCATCCCCGAAATCTGGTCCGGCAAGCTCATCGAGAAGTTCTACCACTCGACCGTCCTCACGGCGATCAGCAACACCGACTACGAGGGCGAAATCAAGAACTACGGCGATAAGGTCATCATTAGGACCAAGCCGACGATCACGATCAACGACTACGCGGCTGACGGCTTGCTCGCTGTCCAGCGCCCGACCGGCAACTTCACGGAACTGAACATCGATCAGGGCAAATACTTCAATACCGCCCTCGATGACGTGATGGAGAAGCAGTCGGATATTAACAACCTGTCTCTGTGGGCTGACGACGCCTCAGAGCAGTTGAAGATCGCCATCGACACCCAAGTCCTTCTCGGAATGCTCAACGGCGCGGCAGCGGCCAATCGTGGCCTCACTGCTGGCGCAATCTCCGCCGATATCAACCTCGGCGTCACCGGCACCCCGCTGGCGGTTGTTCCCCGCTCACCGGCTGTCGGCGAAGTGGAAATCATCGACGTTCTGCTTCGGCTCGGTCAGGCTCTTGACGAGCAGAACATCCCCGAAAGCGGCCGGTGGGCAATCATCCCGGCGTGGATGGGGACGATGATCAAGATGTCCGAAATGCGGCAGGTCTACCTCACTGGTGACAGTGTGTCGATGCTCCGTAACGGGCGGCTCGGCATGATCGACCGGTTCACCATCTACGTCAGCAATCTACTCCCGAAGGGGGTGATCGCTGGCCCGCCCGCACTGGCGGCTGGTGAGTGGGTGATCTACGCTGGCCATCCGCACGGCCTCACCTTCGCGTCGCAAATGACCAACATGGAGACCCTGCGGTCGGAAATGTCTTTCGCCAACCTCCTGCGCGGCCTGCAGGTCTACGGCTGGAAGATACTCGACAACATCGCCATCGCTCAGGCGGTTGTCACCAAGGCGTAGTCCTCCGGCTACGTTTTGATGACTGGGGGTGGTCAGAGGCCGACCACCCCTACCTAATGTCACACTGGGTATGACAAATGAGCGCGCTTGAAACTGTAGCGGAATATGTGACAGCGGCGCGCGTGCTGCTACAGGATACGTACGGTCCCAATTACCGCTATCCATCCATTGACATTGTTAATGCATTGAACTTTGGCCTGATACGTGCTCGGCAACTCAGGGCCGATTTATTTATCCAGTCAGACGGGGTTATCCCGTTTTACACGCAAGAAAACGACCAGCCAGTCCCGTTTGAGCCTATGTACCGGGAAGGGCTTCTCAACTACATCGTTGGTCAAATACAGCTTCGCGACGACGAAGATACGACTGATCAGCGGTCTGCGGCATTAAAGAACGCCTTTGTTACCCAATTGTCGGTTGGGTCCGGTTCCGATACAGGTGTGGAAACGCAATAATGGACTACGTCACACGGCTCATGGCTGCTGGCAGAATACGCCTCACTGGGGCTGTGGACGACGCGATTAAGCTTGCGATTTTTACCGTTGTTGATGAATTTTGTCGAGAAACCGATATTTGGCAGGAGACTATCGAGTTCGACACCATCGCCGGAACTGACGTGGTGTACGACCTCGTGCCGACTTTGGGCACAATTCTTAGATTGTTGTGGGTAGAGCAGGGAACAACAAAAGCTCCTGCTACTGGGACAATGCAGGTGCCGGGTGAGTTAATTCTCCCCAACATCTACACTCCTGGCACGCATGTCGCAGCTACTGTGTCCCTCGCGCCGCTCGACCCAACCGATCCAACCAACCAGTTTCCAGTGATGGCAGATTGGATGTGGCAGCGGTATTACCCGTATTTTGAGGACGGTTTAGTCCTACACATGGCTACCCAGCCCGGTAAGCCATACACTGATCCCAACTTGGCGGCGTACCATGGGCGGCGTTGGCGTAAAGCGATTGGTGTCGCCCGTGCCGATGCGGTAAAAGCAAACATAGCTGACGGCCAATTGTGGCGTTTTCCGGCGTTTGCCGTACAACGGTCTACGACCAGTCAGGTAAATTAAAATGGCTCTTGTTGTCAAACACGCCTTTCATAGTAATAAGTTAGACGGGGCCGACCCGCAGCAAATTCAGCCACAGCGTGATTGGAACGCTGATCATGCTATAACTGGTAGTGGCTGGATGATTGCCGGGCAGGTAATTGACTTTCTTGGTCACACTATTCCGTCTTACTTGTTGGAGTGTTATGGGCAGTCCGTAGCGGCCGCGACTTATCCTTTGCTGTTTGCCGCGATGGTCAAGCAGGGAACAGTTACGTTCACGCTTGGTACTCCGGGTGTTGTCAACTGGACCGGACATGGCTTACCGATAAATTCTAAAATTCGGTTCAGCACAACTGGAACATTGCCAACAGACGCTGCAACAGGTCTTCCACTTGTTGCCAATCAGGATTATTACATAATTGCGACTGGTTATACGGCAAACTCGTTTCAGATAGCATCTACACTCGGTGGTGTCGCTATTAACCTTTCTGCACCATTTTCAGGCACACATACTGGGGTTAACGCTCAATATGGAGTGTCGGCTGACCTATCGACATTTACCGTGCCGGACTTGCGTGGTAGAGTTACGGCCGGTCTTGACACGATGGGTGGGGTGCCAGCGGGGCGGTTGACCGGTCAAACAGGAGGTGTTAGCGGTTTAGCAGTGGGTAGCGTAGGCGGCACAGAGACCCACGTTTTAACGCCTTCACAACTCGCGGTTCACCAACACAATAATAACCCGCCCGATCCAACTGTCAACATCGCTGGTCTTACTGTTACCGTTAATAGTGGTGGCGCTCACACCCACGCGGTGACTGGTACTGTGGACGCTGTGGGTGACCACACACATACAAGCTCGGGTGGAACCGTAGGTTCCGCTGGTGGTCATTCCCATGCTCTTACGTCATTGGTGTTGAGCACCCAAGCGGCACACACGCACACTTTTGCTCTTGGTGCGGATACCGTTGCTGGCCACCAGCATAGCATGGCGACAGGGTATGAAAGACTTGTATTAGATATTGGGTCCACGGGTGCAACGAACGATATTATACAAAGTATTTCGTCGCCTCTAGGGGTTCCCGGAGTTAATCCGACTGATGTTGGGGGAAGCCACAACCACCCAGTGTCGGGCACCATCAATTCTGCTGGTTCACACACTCACACGTTGACAAGTGGTGCCACTGATGCTGTGGCAAATCATACCCATACCTTCACTGGTTTAACCATTGCCGCTGCTGGCGGGCATTCTCATACATTTTCATCGGGTGCTGCCGCGAGTGCTGGTGCGCACACCCATACGACAAGCGTTGGCGGTTCTGCAACATCCGCGCAGGCTGATTTCTTGTCAGACGCCGCAGGTGGTGACGCTGCTCATAACAACGTTCAGCCCACTTTCGTTATCAGGAAGCTCGTCTACGTAGGTTAATGGTTCACCCGTACAGGCTTCGGCGACGTAGACGCCGGTCAAAGAGGAAGAAAATGTCGCTTACTAAGGTTCAGTTTCAAAAATTGTTGATCAACAACGGTTATCCGCTGCCGAAGTACGGCGCTGACGGCGACTGGGGTGGTGAAACAGAAGCCGCGTGTGAACTTTGGTTTGACAGCAACAAGCCTTTACTTGGCGTTTCCATTGATGCTTCTGAGCCAGTAGAGCCAGAACCCCCACCCGGTAATCTCGTTCCGGCTGACTGGATGCCGGATTGTGCCATGAAGGCGATCATTATCCATTGGTCGGCGGGGGCATACACGGCCAGCGAGAGCGACAAGGAGCACTACCACATCATTGTGGAGAGCACCGGTAAGCTTGTTCGCGGCGACTACTCCATCAAGGCAAACGTCTCGACCAGCGACGCTGATGGCTACGCAGCACACACGTCACAGGCCAACACCGGCCGGATCGGCATTGCGGTCGCCTGTATGGCCGGTGCCATTGAGAGCCCGTTCAACCCCGGTAAGTACCCGATGCTCGAAAGTCAGTGGCTCACACTGGCTAAAGTCGCTGCTGAGCTTTGCCATAAGTACAAGATCGCAGTGACGCCAACAACGGTTCTGTCCCACGGCGAGGTGCAGAAGAACCTCGGCATTCCGCAGTCAGGTAAGTGGGACATTAACAAGCTTCCATGGGAGCCAAGTATGTCTTACCAGCAAGCCAACGACTTGTTTCGGGGCTACGTCAAGGAGTATATGTAATATGCCGTATGACATTGGGAATGGCATTGGCTGGGCAGTGAAGCAGCTACTGGACGGCAAGCAGGTTCGCCGGGCGGGGTGGAACGGTAAGGGCATGTTCCTGCATTACATCCAGCCTGTGCCCAACTGGCAAGGCTTCGTCGCTATGTTCACCGTGCAGCAGACGAATGTTCCGTGGCTGTGCTCACAGACAGACTTGCTCGCAATTGACTGGGAACTCGTAGACTGAGGCAGGAAAGGCGCGTGCAATCGCCCCTAAAACATAATTCTCCGTGGGGCGGAGCGCTGTCACCCGTGACCGGAACTGCCTCACTTTTTTAGGAGGACGCCATGTCGCTAGGTCTGATCCTGCTAATCATCTTGATTGTGCTCTTGGTTGGATCATATCCGGGCTGGGGCTATTCACGTGGCTGGGGCTATGGGCCGGTGGGCGTGATCGGTTTGATCTTGATCATCTTGCTGGTGCTACTACTTACTGGCAACCTTGGCTCACTGAGGATTTGACAATGCCTAAAATCCTCGAACGTGCAGTCAAGCAGATACAAGCGCAGGGGCATAGCAAGAGTTCAGCTTATGCTATCGCCACGGCGGCGTTGCAGAAATCTGGGTCTCTAAAGAAGGCGACACAGGAACTAACCAACAAAGGAGAAAAACGGCAGGGTATGGGGGCGGAAGGACGTGCCAAAGACCGAGCAGCTAAGGCGTCTGGCGGGAAGCATACTCCTTCTGAATACGACTACTCGAAACGTACAAACGCCAGCAAACTGAAGAAAGGGAAATGACATGGCAGACCATAAGGTAAAAGCGACTGAAAAGGACGCTCCGGTTCCGGTGGTGGAGACACCTCCCCCGGCCGATCTTCCCATTCCAGTCGCCGCCCCGAAGTCGTTTGCACAGGTCCGTGCTGAACGTGAGATGTCGGGCGAAGCCAGTAACGCCTCATCGACGGCGTACCCGGAAAGCCAGCCGGAAGCTGGCAAGGCCAAGCCGTCCGCTCGTGTCCAGAAAGAAATGGACGCTGGCAGCAAGGCGGTCAAGGCACGGGGAGCCGAGCAAGGTGGCGGAACTTAAACACGTACAAAGGACCGCTGAAAGCACTGGCTTCCAAAACATTGGGGTGGACGGTTTAACGAAGCCATTCACCCCAAAAACCTATGCACAAGTTGCTTTTGAACGTGAGAGGAATGTCATACCTAGTGTGACATTAGACAAGGTGGGAAATGGCAGAGAAGAAACCTGAAGCCCCCGCAGAGAAGATTGCTATTGGGCAAGTGGCGGTGGGAGACTACGAGCCGACCGCTGAGGATTTGGCTCGCCTCGCACGCAACAAGGTGAACGACCCACCTCCTCCGCCCCCGGTACCAGAAGCACCGATCAAAGATCGGCTCGCTTTGGTCGCTCCGTCTACAGCGACACGGACGATGGCTGAAATGGAACGCGGAGCAGCTATCGTTCGCGCAAAACAGGAAGAACGTAATAGGCGGATAGAAGCTTCGGGGCAGTAAATGTCGGTTTGGAGGGTAGCTGGCTTCGGTGGAATGATACCGGCATTAGACGACCGTCTATTGCCGGATACCGCCGCTGTGTTGGCCGAAAACTGCATTCTCAAGGCTGGGACAGTTGTCCCTCTACCCCAACCAATTGAACTGAAGACGGTAGCGGCGAGCACGAGTTTTGCTTACCGGCTACCGGCTAGCTACGCCGACGCCGCGTTTTTGTACGACAGCTTTTATATGGAGTTTGACGACCCAGACACAAACGTAGTTCGGGCACCAGTTTTTGACGACACCTACGACCGGTACTATTTTGTCGGCCCTGAGCAGTCCCCAATGTACAACACGCGGGCACGTATTGAGGCTGGCCAACCGGCATGGCTGCTGGGTATCCCAGCACCGACTTTAGCGCCGAGTGTGACACCAGTTGGAGGCGTCTCTACTACATTGGAGACCCGTAGCTACGTATATACTTATGTGTCTGAGTATGGAGAGGAAGGACCGCCAAGTCCTAGCACGCTGGTTGAGAACGGCAAGGTTGACGCAACATACAACTTAACTGTGACCGTGCCTGTTGCTAATGACCAAGGTGTTGACCGCAACCTGAAGAAGATTAGAATTTATCGCACCGTTACCAGTGATGCTGGTGCAACGTTCCATCTCGTAACTGAGTTGACCCCGATTGTCGGCGTGCATCCGGCGACTATGGCTTACGCCGACACGATGACCGGTGACGTGTTGGCGTCTAAGGCATTGTTGGAAAGCACAGATTGGTCTGGCCCGCCATCCGATTTGTTCGGTTGGGTTCTCATGCCCAACGGTTTCTTGGCTGGGTTTCGTGGCAATCAATTTTCAGAAGTATGGTTTAGTGTTCCGTTTAGGCCCCATGCGTGGCCAGCGCAGTACACGTTAACAACTGAATACCCAATTGTCGGATTAGGCGTCACTAACCAAACGCTGGTGTGCTGTACAGAAGCATATCCTGTCACCATGCAGGGTGTTAATCCACAGTACATGGCAATTAACAAATTGATCAATCACGAGCCGTGCTCTTCTCGTGGTAGCATTCTGTCCGGCCCCGAGGGAGTGTACTACGCCTCCCCGAATGGGCTTGTGCTGGTGCAACCCGGTGAGGCATCGAACATCACGAAAGGAATTATTTCTAAAAAGTCTTGGCAGGAGTTGTTGAACGTTCCGCGTTTGCGCGCTGCACGACTTGGTATGTCGTATTACGCCTATGGCACTATCGCTGTCGGTGTGTTTGACGTTGGCGCGTTTGACGGTGGTGGCTTTGTCACTGAAGACCCGACCGGTGCGTTGCAAGGCGTTGTGATCGACCCGACTTCTGAATACGTAGCGTTCTCTATGCTTCGTAGTCAGGTTCCAGTTGATAATTGTTACAACGATCCATGGTCGGGTGAAGTCATTATGTTGTTAGATAGTAAGGTAAAATTCCTAGACCTTGTCACCCCTAGTGTACCAGTCAACACAGCTAAGTGGCGCTCTAAGATTTGGCAGACTGAAAGTTTGCGTAATGTGTCTGCCGCAAAGGTTTTCTTTGACACAAAGTTTGGCCAACAAGAAGGAGTAATTAGGTTTTTTGTTGAAGACCAGAATGACACATCAGGTGTGACATTCCGTCAAGTTTCTGAGCATCCTCTGACGACGCCGGGTGAGTTGTATCGCCTACCATCTGGATACAAAGCCAATTATGTTCAGTTTGAACTGGAAGGTAAATACCGGGTTAAGAGCGTTCAGTTTGCTACATCGGTTAAAGAACTGGCTGATGCATGACTAAACTGTTAACCAAAGCGCCACCCAACGAATATATTAAAGGCATTTCGTACCCACAACGAAACCTAGAAAGTATTTTTTCGACCCTACTCGAACTAAAGGAAACCATTGAGCTTCTTGGTGGTTTGCGCAAGGACGCAATTGGCCGTGCTGCTTTATATGAGGAACTGGCTGTTCTAGACATTCGTGTTGATGCGCTTATTACAAGGGTGACAACAACTGAAGCTGATATCGTTGATATTCAAGCTGATATAGCTGCGATTTTAGTGACACTCGCTGGGTTGACTTATGCTTCTACGACAGAAGTATTGCTCGGTTCATTAACTAACAAGATAGTGTCGCCTAATGGATTGGCGGCATTGTGGGAGAAAGGTGGTGCTATTGCAGCAGCCGCAACGATGCTGCTTGACGAGGGTGGGTTATTCGTTGTTACTTCAGGTGGTGGTGCGAACATCGCCGACATAGACTTTGTCGTACCGAAGGATGGTCGCAGGGCTGTTCTCTATTTTTCAGTGGCTGCGACGCTGGTCCATTCGGCAACATTGGTTTGCCCCGGTGCAATAAACATTCCGATTGCTAGTGGTGACCGGGTTGAAGTGATCCAGCGGCTTGATGACGAAATGCTTGTCCTGTCAGTGGTAAAAGCTGATGGCACAATCCTTTCGGCTGGGCTTGCTTCGGCTACTGAGGTTTTGACTGGGGTTAACGCTACAAAAGCAGTGCCACCCAGTGCATTAGCAGCGTTGTGGGGAATAGGTGCTAACATTGCACTCGCTGCTACTCTCACACTTGGTGAGGGTGGACTTTTCTTTGTCACGGCCGGGACAGGTCCAGTTACAGACATCGACTTTACTGTCACTACGGCTGGTCGTAGTGCGATGTTGATTTTTACAACAAGTGGCACTATTAACTACAGTGGTTCAAACTTATTCATTATTGGTGGCGCAAACTGGGCGTTTGTGGCTGGTGATCGTGCGTTGGTGTATCAAACTAACGGTGCAGATCAGGTTTACTTGTTTCCATTTCCGCAGAGTGGCAAAGCTATTACGTTTCAAACTGCGACGGAGACACCGTTCACTGCAACGGGTGACATTGTTTCAACTAACGTACAGACTGCAATTGCCGAGTTGGATAAAGAGAAAACACCGCTCGACGGATATCTGTTTGGTTTGACTTTATCAAACAACGTCTCCGATATAACAAATGACATCGATATTGCTATAGGCGTAGCCGCTGACAGTACCGGCGCGCGGTATATGCGCCGCACTTCCTCAATCACAAAACGGCTTGACGCGGCTTGGGCGGTTGGCACAAATCAGGGGGGATTGGACACAGGAGCTATTGCTAACACCACATATCATGTGTGGCTGATTATGCGGTCGGACACTGGTGTTGTGGACGTGTTGTTCTCAACTTCAGCTACCGCGCCAACTATGCCAGCGAATTACGATTTTAAGCGGCGTATAGGGTCAATTGTTAGAGTTAGTGCCGCGATTAAACCGTTCAAGCAGCGTGGCAATTATTTTTGGTGGGTGACCAAAGTACAAGATCATTCTGACACTGCTGATTTTGCCTATGCTTTAATTGCACTCACACTCCCGACTGGGATAGTCATTCAGCCGCTGTTGTCCGGCGACTTTAATAATAGCTCTGGTGCAGCGTTTGCTCAACTTGGTGATGCTACTGACTCAGGTGCTGCTGGTGCTTTGTATTTGTGGGTGGCTAATATTTCTATGCAGGGTGCGTCCAATTTGATGGGTGGGCTTTTTACGAATACATCGGCGCAGATATACTACCGCGTCGAAGAAGGAACTACTTTGACTGAGAGCCGCTTGTTCACGCAAGGTTGGATCGATGATCGGGGGCGGTCAGAATGACCCGTGACGAAATCTTGCAAGGGCTACCCGACGACTGGAAGGGTTGGTTTGTCCATCGTAATGGCAGTGGAATTATTATTCGTATATCACGTCAACCACAACCTGATGATTGTGAAGAGGCACTGGTTGAAGATCATCCAGATATTATTTCGTTTATAAATCCACCACCTACCGCAGAAGAAATTCGGGTAGGTGTGTTTGCAGCGGAACCGACTGTCATCGATCTTCGTAGCCGGTTGAAGGATGCTACCCCGGCTCAGATCGACACGTGGTTGACAAACAACGTGACTAATCTGACGCAGGCCCGAGTTGTTCTAGGGGCGATCATTAAGTATTTAGTGGCGAACCGCAATACCTAGAAATGTCACACGGGGTATGACATTGACATACCCAAACGGTTGTGGTACAGTAAGTTTCTCCCGATAGAGGGTACTGAGATGGCTCTTTCCGACGACCCGATGGAGGGCATTGAGCCTGTAGCCAACATGGGCCGCAAGGTTTCTCAGCGGGCTATGAGGCTCGCCCAGAAGCATTATAAGTGGGCGAGGAAGCAGGGCAAGAAGGATTGGAAGATCGCCAAGCCTTATACTCAGCAAATGATGGACACCATGGCTGAGTTGAAAGGCGATTACGAGGCTGATCGCGACCGCTACGAAAGCGTCTTCGTGCCGCTTCAAGACGAGTTCTTGAACAACGTTGACACTTATCAGGGCAAGGCTGACGCCTTTTCGGCTGAAGTTGACAAGCTGAAGCAGGACGCGGAGAACTACGGTTCTGAGGCTAATAAGTCCTTTATGATGGGGAGGGCGGTTGAGAATGTCAACAAGACGTTTGAGGACGCTCGCCAGAAGAACCTATCGACACTGGAAAGCTTCGGCATTAACCCATCTGCAACGCGATACGGTGCACTCGATTACGGTGTTCGAGCGGCACAGGCGGCGGCGCAAGCAGCGGCGGGGACGCAGGCCGGACTGGACGTTGACGAGACTTCCCGTGCCATGTTCAGTGACGCACTTACTCGCGAGTTGCAGGCGCGGGGACTGGACAAAGAAGTCCTCGACATGAAGCGTGGTATGGTCGATATTGGCGAGAACGTTGCTGCTCGCGGCGTCGGCACTGCTGGGGCGGCAGCACAAGTCGGCGGTGCCGGGGTGGACGCCCGTCTGAAGACTTCCGAGTTGCAGGGCAAGCACCGCACTGCAACCAACGATTTCCTCACCAGCACGGGCAATCTGATCAACTCGTGGACCAACGCGCTCAATACTGGCTACACAAACTCGCTTAAGCAGCAAGAACTTGAAGCACAGCAAAGTTCTGGCATTGGTGGTATCCTCGGCTCGGTAGCTGGTATTGCAAGCAGTTTCCTTGACGAAGGTGGTGACGTGCCGTTTGAGTTGTCGCCATCAGCAGGGGCGATCCCTGATGACGTGCCGTCTATGCTCTCAGCCGGTGAATTTGTGTTCCCCGACTATGCGGCTAATTTCTATGGCCACGACAAATTGAAGAAGATGATCGCGAAAGCCCGTGACGGCATGGGAATTGCGGAGGAAGTATAACATGGCTTTTTCACCAGAAGTTAATAAGAGATACAGGTTAAAGAACTTGGACGCTACCCGCCAAGCTACTTTGCGGTGGCGTAAAAATAATCCAGATAAATACTGGAGCAACCTTGTGGCATAGGAGGCTGAATTGGCCTTTGCAGCGGAAGTCAACGATTTCATCAACGCCTTCGGGGCGATGAACAAGGCATTGGGCACGCGGGCTTCCCGAGAAGGTGAGCGTGCACGGACAGATTACACCCGTGCACTGACGGACAAGTTGCGCTACGACATGGGGGAGGGGGACAGACTTAATGCGGACGTTTTACATTTCGCTGACGACCGCTATGGAACATTTAATAGCGACGAAATTTACGGTGGTGGCGGGGGTGATATTCTTGGTGGGATTAACTCTGGCGAACCTATTGTAATAAACGGTGTGACAATTACCGGTACGGGCAACCTCAAGGGGTTAGACCCCCACATGCAGAGCATTCTGCGTGGGATGGCGGCTGGCGCGTCCCGCGCGGGACTGGACAGGCTTGACATTACGGCTGGCTATGAGGGAGGACACAAGTCCCATCTTAGCCGCAACGACTTAGATGTGAAGGGCTACGCTGGCAATCAATTATGGAACCCGGAGCAGCGTGTCGGTGTGGCTCGCGGCGGCGGTGCTGGTGGTGCTGATCGTTTCGGCCTGTATAGTTTTGGGGAGGGCTACACTGGCAACGGCTCGCTTCATATCGGGCGGGCGGGAGCGGTCAACCCTCGCACTGGTGAGCGTACTCCTCGCGCTGTGTGGGGCTATAGGGGGATGACAGGCGGCGATGCCAGCCGTGCCTTTAGTGATCCGTACGAGCGTGCGTTTCTTCGTAAGTTCAACGCTGGCGATTTGGCTGCGGCGGCTGGCGCTGACACCATGATGGGTGGTGCTGGCGAAGACGTAATGGGTGGGCCGAGTAATCGTGCGTACCCGTCGCGTTCAACCCACCGTGGCGAGGTCTATTCTGATCTGCAGGGGAACCGTCCTGTATCGGCGTGGCGTGACGCTATTGCGTCGGTGGAAAGCCAAGGTGAGGCTGATCCATACCGGGCAGTTGGAGCCGATACGGGTGGTGGAAATCGGGCATTGGGTCGCTACCAAATCATGGAGAGTAATCTCCCAGAATGGGCACCGGGGGTGACCGCCGAACAGTTTCTTGCTGATCCCGCATTGCAGGATCGTGTGTTCGACGTGCAGTTCAACAAGTTGATGCAGCGGTATGGTAGCCCGCGCGATGCTATTTCCGCGTGGTTTACAGGGCGTCCCGAAGCTGAGGGTGCAAACGCACAAGATGTGAACGGGATGCGGGGGAGTGAGTACGTCAACAAAGTTATGGCGGCTGTCGGCGGCGCACGGACCCAGCCTACGGCTGGCGGTGCCATTTCAACGACACCGTTTGACGAATTGCAAACCATACTCTCGGCGGGTGGTGACCAGCCGGGTTTTGAGAGTTTTGACACACCTGAAGTCACGGACGCACGGACCAAGGACGATGAATTGAACTTGGACGCTATTATGTCCAAGCCAGACAGCAAGATACCGTGGTACAATCGGGGTGCATTTGGCAGCGAGGTCTACGACGAACTGGCGCAAATCCAGAGCGTCGCTGAGGGCATTGCTACTGCACCAATGGCCCCGACCAGCCCTCCGGGTTCGCCTAGCGCTTTGTTCCAGCCGTTGCCGCCAGAAGTACCGCAAGGTCCGCCGACTGCTGCTGCCGGGTTGGCACCGGGTGCTTCTGTTGCACCTCTCGGTACACCGCCCTTGCCGCCAACTGGTGGCATCCCTGCTCCCATCCCCTATGACGTGCTAGCTGGTGGTGGCCGTACTGGTGTACCCGCACCCGACGCTACGGTTGATATACCACTGCCACCTGAGCGTCCCGACCTTCCCGGTACTGAGCCGGTTTCTGGTACGGAAGTTCCTACTCCGCCGATGCGCCCCGAAGCGGAGGCGGTGCCTACGTCCTTCGGTGTAGACCCGTTCCCACAGACTTCAGGTCATACAGACCCTGTGTCGCAGGCTGGGCACGAGACACTATCTGCCGCTATTACTGGCACCGGCAATCGGCACCGGTTTCCGTTCAAGGATATCCTTCGCCGTGCTGATCGTGCTGGCCGGGACATGCTCGGCGTGCCAGATGAAGCGGTTCCGATTGATGATAACGACCCGCGCAAGGAGGCACACCTGACCGGTGTCGGTGGTATTAACGCTGAGTTGCTTGCGGCAGTCGAAGATCGAGTGTCTGCCGCGCACCCGGAAATGTCCGAAGAAGAAAAGAAGATGGAGGTTGTTTCTACTCTGTGGAATTACTTCGCAGAGCGTGGCGATTACAATAAGGCCGACAAGCTGGCCTTTGCCGCTATGCAGTCATACAAGCAAATCAGTCAGCGGTATTCGGCTATTGCCCAAGCCGCCGCTGAAGACGGCGACATGGAAGCTGCGGTTCAGAACTACATAGCGGCTTACGCCTCAATTCCTGACGGGGAGGTTTTTGACGTTCAACAGAACCCGGACGGTACGTTCACCATGTCTATCCGTGAGGTGGACAGTGACATAGTAAAGCAGGAGAAAGTTGTCACACCTGACGAACTGTTCTCCAAGATCATGGACATGTCGCCTGAAGCGTTTGACCACATGATCAAGAAAAAGGTCGAGACAGTTGACGAGCCGACCGCTGCGGAGATTGCCGCACAGGAAGAGACAGCGTGGCTCACGGGTGGAGGTGGTGTTCCGACTGCTGGTGGCGCTGCCGGGGCCGATATGGCAATCCCGGAGGACGTGCCGACCACTGATACCGGCGATGACATGTTGGGCGTGGACGAGGCCGTGCCCACAGACACTGGCGAGGGAGCCAGTGCACACGACATTACCGAGGAAGTCAATTCGGCGTTTGCCGAAGTCGAACAAGCGCGTGGAACGCCGCTCACTGACAACGACAGGGAAGCCATCCTTGGGAACATCGTTCGCAGTTACAGCGAAGCTGGTGGTACTAGTGCGCTGTCGTACAATGGTGTTACCGTGGCCAACGCTGCAGAGGCGGCACCGACTGACGAGGCTATCCCCGAAGCACCCGCCGAGGCTAATGTCACACCCGGTGTGACAACAGCCGTCCCCGGACCTACGCCCGCTGAAGCGCCAGCAGGCCCAACTCCCGCGCCTGAAGTGCCAGAACCCCCTGAGCCAATGTCGCCGGAGGACTTCACGTACTACCTTGGTACGGTTCCCCCCGGTGCGCGTGATGTTGCCCTTCAAATCTGGAAGATGCAGACCGAAGCGCGGAATAACTGGGTGAAAGACCAGCCCACCGCACAGGATTTGGCTATCCAGCAGGGTGTGAACAAGTTCTTCACCGACTTGGCGAGTACACCTCCGGGTGAGGTTTTCTTCCCGGATGAGACATTGCTTCTTAATGTCAAGCCCGAATTGGGTAACTTGATGATGCGCGCAGCCGAGGAGCACAACAAGCTTCGGACTGCGGGTATGACAGAAGCAAGGCAAGGTATTCAGGAAAGTGCGTTTCGCACAGCGGTCGCCCCGCTGGGTGATCAACCCGATGTGATACCGTCGCCAGTACCTACGTCTTCACCGATAATGCCCGGTCGTCGTACTGGCACCATCAATCCACTCGGTGCAGTCGTGCCCGGTCAAGCCACGCCAGAGCAGTTCAGGCGTACGTTAAATGTGGCTGAGACGCCGACGCGAAAGGTCACCCCAGCGTTTGACACTGACCTCTACGCAACTATGGATAGCACTCAGCGCGCCGACTACATTAAGCGGCGGAGTGAACTTGAAACGAGCAACAAGGAGTTTAACACCGGCTTTGAGCCCGGTGCAGTGGACGTGTCGAAGATCGCTGATCCAACTGGTACCGGTGAACCAACATCGTTCAGCCAGATTTTCATTGGTAGCCCAGAGGAGACAGTCGCAGCGGTTGACGGTGGACTTGGTGTTGGTGGTATGTTGGGTGATTTCATCACACACCATGGTCAAGAGGGGATGCCTGACGAT